AATACCTTCAGTTGGTACTGAAGTGATAACCTTAATAAAGATTTCATCGGAGTTGACACTCAACCCCTTTGAAGCTCTTTTAATACGGTTATAAATTTTTTGTGGATTAAATGACGCATCATCTCCACCTCTCTTTTTAATTTTAAGTGACATCATAGTTCTATATAAGTAATAAATTAGAAATCGTCTGTAAAGGACAAAGTTTCATTCAATTTAGCTTTTTGGTATTCAACAGTTCTTGACTCAAAGAAGTTACCCTTTGTTTCAACTGCGATTTGTTCCATAAATTTGAACGGTTGTTCAACGTTGAATTGTTTTTTAAAACCAAACTTTACCAATAATCCATCAACAACAAACTCAAGATATTGTTTCATTAAGTTTTGGTTCATACCAATCAAAGAAACTGGTAAAGATTCTGTGATGAATTCTTTCTCAATCTCAAGAGCTGAAAGTAGAATTTCTTTAATTCTCTTTTCACTCGGTTTGTTTTCAATGTGATTGTTTAATAAATGAATTGCAAAGTCACAGTGTAGGTTTTCATCTTTGAAAATCAAAGAGTTAGCGTTACATAGTCCTTGCATAATTCCTCTAGACTTTAACCAAAAGATAGAACAGAATGAACCTGAAAAAAAGATACCCTCAACCGCTGCGAAAGCAACTAATCTTTCTTGAAACGATGCGTTCTCAATCCAATCCAAAGCCCATTTAGCCTTCTTTTGAACTGCAGGTAGGTTGTCTAATGCCGTAAAACATTTGTTCTTTTCATCCTCATTTGATACGTAAGTATCAATAAGAAGTGAGTACATTAGACTATGAATGTTTTCCATTGCCAACTGAATACCATAAAAGAATTTGGCTTCAGGATATTGTACTTCTCTGTAGAAATTCTCAGCCAAGTTTTCATTAACGATACCATCTGACGCAGCGAAAAACGATAAAATATTTTTTACAAAATACTGTTCATTTTCTGATAAGTTTTCCCAGTCACGTAGGTCACCGCTTAAATCTATTTCTTCTGCCGTCCAAAACGCAGCCTGATGCATCTTATAATATTCCCAAATATCATTGTATTTGATTGGGAATATTACAAAACGATTTGGATTTTCTACTAAAATTTTTTCCATTTTTTCTTCCATATTGTTTTAATAATTATACTGATTGTTGTTTTCTTTTTTCCATAATTTCTTTAATTCTGCTTCTATTTCTTTCTTCCTTCTGTTCCTCAAGTCCCAAGAATGTTGTAGTACTTTCAGTGTCAATTTCTAACATTTCGTTATTAAACTTACAGTTTTCAAATACCACCCCGTCTTTACCAATTCTTGACTTTGTAATTGCAATAGTAGCAAGATTTAATTCTTTTTGTTGTAGTGATTTAGCCACAGTGATGATAACGTGTCCCACTTGAGCTTTCTTAATAGACCCACCCATTTGGTCAGTTGTTACAACATCAGATGATATTGAACTTCTGTTACCTTGTGTTGCCGTCCAACCAGCGATATCTAATTCATTACACATCGCTTCAAATGCTCTCATCACCGAACCTTCAGATTTCCATTCATCGTCCATCATCTTTTCAGGTGTAACACAATCAATATAATCTAAAATAACCACATCAATCCTATTACCATCAGCAATCATCTTTCTAATCTGATTTTTAATCTGATTCATGGTCATTGTATCAGATGGTAATTTTTTAAGGATTAACTTGTTCTTCATCGTATTCTTGATTTCATCAAGTTTCTTAATAACGATTTCTCTATTTTCACCTAATGAATCAGGAGAAATTCCTGTCCAACATGTGAAATGTTTTCTTTGAATAACTTTTGGGTTATCCTCAAAGAAAATTTGTAAAACATTAAATCCTAAATTAAAAGCGTGATTAGCAATCTTTGTCGTTAACGTTGATTTACCAACACCTGTGGGGGCTAATATAACGCCAATTTCTCCTTTTGCCAAACCACCCTTCAGAAGATTATCAATACCCGGTATTCCCATAGGGATTGGATGTCTATAATCATCCGCTAAAACTTCATCTAAATTTTCAAATACTTCCCCTGTTCCTCTATCTACGTTTCCAACCTGTAAAGCTTCTCTAACCATCTCTTCCAAAGTGTCATAGTTTTCAAACTCACCATGGTCAATAATTTTTTTAGCCTTATCCATAACCTTTTGAAGTTCCTGTTGTTTACAAAACTTCAAAGCTTTCTCTTGGACGAAATGAACACCATCATCTGTTACATTCTGTATATCAGAAATAGTGTCAAGAGTTATCTTTAATAATAACTCCTGACTAATTTCACTCTTAGCTTTTTGTTGAATTGTCTCAAAACTTGGGCTGTGGTCAAACTTCATGTAATACTCCTTCACCATTTGAAGAAATAATCTAAAGTATTTGTTTTCAAAGTAGTTAGGTTCCATCACCTCAATAATTGAGTGTGCGAAGTCTTTATCAACTATCGTTTGGTTAAGGAGTTGTAGTTGAAAAGTTTCCCCTAAATAATCAAAATTTTTGTCAGCCATATTATGTTTGTTTTTAGAATAAATATCAACGAGCTAGCTGATAACCCATGTATTCGTGTGTTAAATTTCTTGCTGACAACACGTCAGTAAGGCCAAAAAGGATACCTTTTAGGAACGGGCGTATGTCTACGGTGTATCTTACCTTCGGTGGGTAAAGTTTAGCATCAAACGTATAATGACACATTGTCGTATCTCCATTTTTGATGTAGATGTTAAACGACTCAGGTCCGTCAGTGAATGATGTGTTTAAAACCTCAGGGTCTTCACTAATCTGATATTGATTGTCTAACATGTAGTTTACAGTTTTCATTTTGAAATTTTGTTTCAAATCTGAAATAAAACCATCCATAATGTCAATTAACTCAGCCGAGTTATGAGCCTTTGGGTTATACCCTTTAACGTTAAAAAAACGTTGTACGATAAAGTTGTTGTTTACCGTCATCAAGAATTCCAATTTGGTAATGTCTTGTTCTTTCATAATTTAATTTATTTTTTGTTTGTTTTTGTTTTTTCTTTTCTTGTTAACTTCATAAATGGTTGAATGAAGTATGTCCACGCATCATCCCCTTTTGGTAGGTACTTAAACAACCCGTCTTCAACCATATACTTAATTAAGTTCTTATAACTTCTACCTTCAATATCTAATTTTTCAGTAACAACTAATCGTATCTCTTCTTTGTCTTCATCCCTTAATAGTGGATTCGACAAATCAACAATCTGTTCATTAACTTGGAAAAATTCTTGTTCAAAAATACCTGATTTGGTTTTACCTGTTAAAAGATTTTTTAAAGTCTGATTGTCTTTTTGTTCTTTTAATAAGTCTTCAGCCTTTGTTAAAATATCGTTATAAGAAACTTCTTTTTCAAGTATTTCAGGGAAAAACTTAACTAAAGTTTTTTCACCCAAAAGATAGATACCTTCAATGTTATCTGATTTATCACCAGTTAATATCTTTAAAGTTTTTACGTTGTAGTGTGGGAACTCAAAATCATCAAATTTAATCTTATCCCCGTGTTTAAACGTAGCTTTGACTGATGGTGAGTATATTGACACGTTTTCGGAAATAAGTTGTGTTAAGTCTCTGTCTGATGAAAAAATAAGTTTGTCTTCATTTTCAGATACTTGACAATAATAAGCAATTAAATCATCAGCTTCTCTTCCACTAATCTCTAATTGTCTAATATAGACTTCTTCCAAATATTGTTTGATACGATTTTTTTGTTTTAGGTAGGACATAAAGATTGCTTCCTCCATAACCAATCGTCGGTTTTGTTTGTATTTGGGGTAAAGAATTCCACGTAAACTCGTAGAATCTTCACCATCCCAAAATACTACTACCTTGTCAAAGTTTTGTTCATTAATGAATTTACGTAAAGTATTCATGAAATGATACAACGCCCCAATGTGTTCTCCATTGTGGAAGTAGTCCTTCACACCATGAAACCCAATTTTCATTAGGTTGTTTCCGTCAACAAGTAGTGTTTTTTTCACGAACTAAATTAAAATGGTTCGTTTGTAAAAGTTTCTTCAGTCTCGTCAAGAGTTATTTCACCTGTTCCTGAAAGGATTGCGTTCCAATATTGTGAATACTCTTTCTTGTATGTTTCAAGAGCATCTTTATCGTCAGCAATATATCCTTGTGGTGTGGCAATAATCTTACCATCTTTATACCCTAATCCATTGATATGGTTCTTTAGAACAGAGATTTTGGTTCGGATAGCATAAGATACCGTTCTACCATTTTTAGTTGCCGTAATGTGATTGATACCAGCATTCTTTTGATTACCAAATAAGAACACAAGAGCTGATGCTAACCATAGAGCTTCACCACCTTTTGCTTTAATTGTTGGTTGTCCGAATGGATTATCAGGTAACTCAACCCAAGGTTGATTAACTACCACCATAGTATTTGTATATGGGTAATCTTCTTTACGAGATTTAGTAATACGAGCTTGAATACCCATACCAATCTTATCCGCCAATACAGATGCGTTGTGTTGTTTACCACCCTTACCATCATAAGTCATCTTACATGGTACTGAACCAACTGAATCCCAAAGGAAACAAAGAGAATAAGGAATATTACCTTTTTCTTGTTC